GGGTGAGAGAGCAAGCCAAATACACCAACACTGGTCAGCGCCGTTTCGGTCTAGTTGCTCGTACCGCTGCAGACGTTCGTGACGTTATCGTTGAAGGTGAGTCTGGCGTTCTTAACGTCACCCCCCCGAGCGAGCGTCCACTCTACGAGCCTTCAAAGCGTCGTCTAACTTGGCCTAACGGAAATACCGCTTCTCTGTTTACCGCAGATGAGCCTGACTCACTCCGTGGTCCGCAGTTTACTCACGCATGGGGCGATGAGATTGCAGCTTGGCGTCAAACTCCAGATGCTGCAGGTATGACTGCGTTTGACAACTTACGTGTTGGTACTCGTCTTGGTGCTAACCCTCAGATTCTCGTAACCACTACTCCGAAGCGAACTCCGCTTCTCTACAAACTTATCGAAGAATCTCTCAAGGGCGACATTGTAAAGATCACCCGTGGTTCAACGATGGACAACGCAGGTAACCTTGCCGGTGCTTATCTAGACACGATGCTTGGCGTTTACGAGGGAACCTCTCTTGCTCGCCAGGAGCTTTATGGTGAAATGCTTGAAGCCATGGAAGGTGCTCTCTGGACCGAAGAAATGATTGAAGCTGGACGTGACCACGCTTACCCGTTCTCGACTCCTCTTCGTTGTATTGGCGTTGACCCTTCTGTAGCCGAAAACCCTCGCGACGAGTGCGGTATTGTTGTTGTAGCGTCTACCGCAGACCACGATCTATACAAGCGCAATGCTTGGGTACTCGAAGATGCTTCCGTTCACGGCTCGCCAGACGTTTGGGCCAATCAAGTTGTTAAAATGGCTCGAAAGTGGGGTTGTCCCGTTGTTGCAGAAGTTAATCAGGGTGGTGCTCTTGTACGCAACGCGATCAACACCATCGACCCTACTATTAAAGTCCTCGAAGTCCACTCCAAGCAAGGAAAAGCACTTCGAGCAGAGCCAATCACACTAGCCTACGAGCAAAACCGAGTCCACCACGTTGGATATCTTGCTGATTTAGAGTCTCAGATGATTTCTTGGGTTCCGGGTGAAGGAAAATCACCAGACCGCGTCGACGCACTCGTTCACGCACTAACTGCCCTCCTAATTAAGCCACCTCCTGGCTTTTCAGGTGGAAAAATCCGTGCAAGAAGCATGTCAGACCGTAAAATTGGCCTTCCAGCAGCAAGTCGAGGCTCAACTGGGCGCGGTGGAACCTTCCGAGTACGATGAAAATCCTCGCAGACGTGTTTCCAGCTCATTTAGCAGTAGTTCCAGCTGGTTTTACTGAAGATGTAACTGCTTTGAACTCAGCTCCCGCTACGGAGGGCGCTTATTATCTTGCAACGACTCGAGTTGTCGTGACTAACGAGGTAATTGTCGTTGCTCAGGACTCTCCGACCGGTGCGCAGATCGTTTTCAGAGAAGCTTACGACGAATTTATGCCTCCAGCCGATAAAAAAGGTGATTACAGGGTTGTGACGAAGAGCGGAAAGATGCTAGCATTCAAAAAAGACAGCAATTGCGGGTGTGGATCACGCCTTCGTAGCTGGAATGCATACAAAACGCTCAATTCGATGAAAGATTAAAATGCCAGCAGTTCAAGAAGTTACTTTTTTCACTTACGTCATCATATTTTTGGCTTCTTACCGCCTAACTCGACTTTTAACGACGGATGTAATCCTCGAACCACTCCGCGAAAAGGTCTGGAAGAAGTTTCCACCGTCTACAAAGTTTGGCTACGTCTTCACATGCGACTGGTGTATGAGTATTTGGGCTACACTTTTCCTTGTAGGACTATTTCTAGTAGTCCCGCTACTTGCATATGTGGTATCATTGATCTTGTCTATCTCTGCACTCGTAGGCTTAGTAGCAACCAAATTAGACAACTAACAGGGAGCACCCTTGGGAATTTTCAAGAAGAGCAATCCAGCCAGTACTTCGTCTAGATCTTCTAGACTTCGTGCTTCAGCTGCTCGAAACGCTACCCCGGTAGCCCCTGGAGTTACTGTCGATTCATTTGGAATCGTTCGCGCAGAACCTGCCGCCTTCAACGCCTTCCGTCCTCTTACTGCTGCAGCAATGCAAGTTAAGATGGATGACAAATCAGAGGCAGAGCGTTTTAAAGCTCGTCGCCAATCTGCAGCTTCAAGCTGGCAATCAGAAGCGTGGGAGTACTACGACGCAATTGGTGAGATCAAATATGCTTTCAACCTTGTTGCATCTGTTGTTTCTCGCATCCGTCTTTATGCTGCTGTAATTGATGACCCATCACAGGCTCCGGTCCCGCTAGAGAAATCAAAAACAGTTAGCGAGAATCTATCTGCCGCAGCTCAGCGTGCGCTTGATCGTCTTGACTCTGCATACGGAGGCCAGGCTGGTCTTCTAAAAGACGCTGCTCTTAACTTGCAGGTTACCGGCGAGTGCTACCTGGTTCAGATTCCAGAACGCGTTGGTTCACAGATTCCAGAATCATGGGACGTCCGTTCTACAGATGAACTTCAGATTGACTCTAAGGGTAACTACATCATTAACCCGATTCGCGATGCCGCTGGCTCTGGTTCGATGGCTGCAAGCAAAAATGCAATCCGTCTTCCTGCAGATGCGTTTATTGGACGCATCTGGAAAGCACACCCTCGCTACTCGATGGAGTCTGACAGCTCGCTACGCGGCCTTCTAGACCTTTGTGCAGAACTACTGCTCTTGAACCGTACTTTCCGCTCTACGGCACGTTCTCGCCTCAATGCGGGTGCACTCTACCTGCCTGATGGTTTGTCTGTTGCTGCTAGCCCGGACCCTGACTACCCATACGATGAAGATGGCGAATTCAACGAGCAGTACAACACTGAAGAAGCTGCTGACGACTTCGAAGATCAACTGATCGACGCGATGACTACTCCGATTAAGGACGAGGACTCAGCGAGCGCCGTTGTTCCGCTGATTATTCGTGGTCCTGCAGAACTTGGTGACAAGATCAAGCAGTTCAAGTTCGAGCGTTCATTCGACGACAGCCTTGTTGCACGTGCTGACCGAGTACTAGAGCGAATCATGCAGGGCCTAGACGTTCCTAAGGACGTTGTGACGGGACTTGCTAACGTTAAGTACTCTAACGCTCTTCAGATTGATGAAGCCCTCTACAAGGCGCACATCGAGCCTCTGATGCTTTTGATTGCAGACGCTCTAACTGTTGTCTACCTACGCCCTTACCTAATTGCTAACGGCTACTCAGAGTCAGAAGTTAAGCGCATCCAGATTTGGTATGACCCATCGCAGGTTGCTACTCGTAATGACCGTGCAGCGGATGCTGACATGGGCTTCGAGAAGATGGCAGTGTCATTCGACACCTGGCGTCGCTCTCACGGATTCTCTGACCAGGATGCTCCGTCTCCAGAAGAACTTGCACTACGTCTCGTAGTCAACAAGGGTGCGATCACTCCAGAACTCACCGAAGCTCTACTCTCTGCTGTTGCTCCAGATTTGATGGCAGCCGTTAAGGGTGCAGTTCAGGCTGAGTCAAACGCACCTATCCCTGCAGACGTTCAGCAGATTCTTGACGGTGGAGCTCCAACAGAGCCAGCCGGAGCAGAAGCTGTACCAGCAGAAGCACCAGCCGCCCCGGCAGAACCCGCCCCGATCCCGCCTAGCGCACCTCCACTAGCAGAACCTCAGGTCTAACATGTATAACGAAAATATCGCACTGCCAGAAAAGCTTGCCCACTTGCTAAGCGACGTGGTCACAGCATCTTTTATTGCTCAGGGCTACCACTGGAATGTTAAAGGCATTGAGTTCACTCAGTTCCATGATTTCTTTGCAGCTATCTATTCTGACACTGCGAGTGCTATCGATCCTCTTGCAGAGAACATCCGCAAGCTAGGTTTTGATGCTCCATACTTCCTACAGGATTTTCAGGACATGGCTTGCGTATCAGAGATTCGCATCGAAGATGGCGATGCACTTAAGATGGTCCGCTCTCTCGACAGAATCAATGACTCATTGCTAGGCTGCTACACAGGCGCATTCGCCGAAGCATCAGCAGCGAACGAGCAAGGTATTGCTGACTTCCTAGCCGGGCGTATTGACATGCACCACAAGTGGTCATGGCAGCTAAAAGCAACTCTAGGTATCCGCTAAACATAAGTAGCTAAGGAATATAAAGTGCACTCATTAGATCTAGAAGCGGCAATCGCTAGTAGAGCAGCATTAGCCTCTAAAACCGATGAAGAAGTCACGTCTGCGATGACCGAGCTTGCTTCACTTAACGAGCGCGAGCTAAAGGTTATCGAGAACACAGTTTCTCTAGCTCCAGAAACCTTGGAATACACTCACAACCAGGTACGTCTTCGCGCATTGGTAGCTGCTGGTGGTATTTCACCCGAGCTGGCAGACATTGCCAACACCTCTCCTGTTGAAGAGCTAACAGAGAGCTACTACTACTCCCGCGAAGAGTTTCTTGCAGAAGTAGAGAGCAATAGCGTTGATGGCTACAACCCTTACGACCTAGGGGGCAAACTTACTCGCTTGGTCGACCGTGGAGCCTCTAAGGCAGAGATCATGGCTTTCCTAGAGAAAAACACCTTCTTTAAGTCTCAGTCTGAACTATTAGAAGCCGAACAGGGTTCTTCAAACCTAGATCTACCTGTAGCACTCGCGCTATATAAGATCAGCAACCTAGTAAGCGCTCTAAATCAGATCGAAGATCCTAAGGTTCCAGTAGACCTTGCTGCCATTGCTAAAGAAAAGGTAGCTAAGTACGACTCGGAGGGTTCAGTAGCCGAGCTAATTGACTCAGGAGCTGATTCAAAGGCTGTTCTAGATGCTCTTAAAGGCAACTCGGAGTGGGAATCCGATGCTCAGGACTACCTGACCCGAGATGACGTCGAAACCCCTCGAGAAATGCAGCGAGCTTCCTGGAACGCCTTCGCGTCAACACTTTTTGCTATCAAAGATCTAGACCAAATCTAATAAGAACAAATACACACCTAGCAACACCGTGTAAAATTACTAGTAGGTAATCTTACTAGATTTTTTGCGTTACGCTATTCTGAAAAGGACTTCAATGTTCGACGAACTCGACCCAATCATAGCTGCCTTTAACGATGGTGCTAACAAAGGTTTCTGGCGAATCCAGCTCCGCGACAAAATTGGTCAGTGGGCCGAGATGGGACGCGGTCTTCTTTCTAAGGTTCGCATGCCAGACGGTTCTATTCAGGACCAGCGCGGTGTCTATATTGGTGCTTCAGAGCGTGCAGGTTACGGACGTCAGCTTGTTCTAGAAGATGATGGCAAGTACTACATCTACGACATTCGTCCAAGCAACCTAGAGCAGTTTGATGCAACTATCCCAGACGAAGTTCTGAAGAAGCAGGGCATCACAAAAAAGGCTCGCACAACCTCTACCGCTGATGCTGCAGACCCAGACATCCAAGACCTTGCAGATATGAACCGTCGCCCGGCTACCGAGGCTGACATCAAGCTTGCTACTGACGTTCCAGATGAGACCCAAAAGGCAATCATTAAAGCAGAGCGTGAGAAGTCACCTCTTGCCAAGCTTCCAGCTGGTGCTGAAAGTAAGATGTCTGATGAAGAACTTGCAAAACTTGTTAAGCCCTTTAAAGAGTCTGGTGACAGCTACGGTGACACTCCTGAAGCAAAGAATGCCACTCCTCTCACTCCGGAAATGCAGGAAGAGGCTAGAAAAATCGCTGGCGAGCCAGCTGCCTCGTCCGCTCCTAAAATAGAGCGAGCAACCAAGGGGTGGCTAAATAGCGCATCTCGTAAAAATGGCGATCCAGTGTATTTAACATTCTCTGGTAGAGACAAAGTTCTAGAGGCCTGGGTTGGCGACGATGGTGGTATTTACACTGGAGATGTAGACAGCCCTAGCGACTTCATTGGCTACGCCGACGAAATCTTTGAGTCTATGAAGAGCGGCCGAGGTGTTCAAGGTATTTATAAGGGCAAGCCACCCCTAGCTACCGACGAAAATGGCAAGCTAAAAATTGCTACCAAGATGGACATTCTCCGTATGGAGCGAGAAAGCGATGCCGAGAAATCTGCTAAAAAAGCTACTCCTGCTCCAGAGCCTGTATCGGCCCCTTCTGCAAAAGAGACACCTGAGGCACCGAGTGCATCCCCAGCAAGAAAGTTGTTGGACTCTACTCAAGAAATTGTTGACAACACTATCAACAAGGCCAAGGATCAGACCCCAGCCGAAATCAACAAGACACTACGTAAGCTCCACTCGATGCGCTCAAAGCCAGACAGTGACAAGGATGGAATCGATGCACTCATCCCTGAGCTAAATAAGCTTGTAGAGGAGAAGGGCGGCAAGCCTTTCACTCCGACCGAAAAGCCGAAAGTTAAGGGCGTAGATGAGTATGCTCCTGGCGACATCGTTGCCTACACTGAAGATGCTGAAACTGCCCCAGAGGTAGCTGAAGTTCTAGGCGTAGAGACAGATAGCCTAGGTCAGAAGAAGCTTAGACTGCGTTTCCCTGATGGTGACTACTCAGCTACTGCGGACCAGGTACAGCCTCTAGAATCTGCTATATCTGACGGCCCTGTTATGAACGACGGCCTAGACGACATTGACCTAGATGAAATCACCTTCTTTGACGACACTCCAGAAGAGGCTCCTGCCCCTACCCCGGAGCCAGGGAAGCCGGCAGCTGTAAAGCCTGCAACTGTCAAGAAGCCAAAGCCGGTCGAGACTGAAACCGAGCCTGACACTACTCCGGTGGACACTACTCCGGTAGACACTTCTACCCCTGAGACGACCCCAGACCTTCCTGCAGTAGAGACTGCAACCAAGGAAGAGCTCAACGAAGAGGTCGACACTGCCCCGGTAGAGTCTAAGATCCCTATGGAAGAGCTTGATGCAATGGGTTCTCCTGAAGAATACATTGATGACTTTGGCGGCTTCACTCCTAGCCAGGAACAGACACGAGCACTCAACGCTATCGTAAAAGCTAAGAAGAACGTTGTTATCGATGCGCTAGCTGGTGCTGGTAAGACCACTACCCTAATTGCAGCTGCACGAGCTATCGGACGCACTCGTCCGGACGATGGTGTTCTTATCATCACGTTTAACAAGAAGAACGCTGACGAGGCGCGAGCCAAGTCTCCTAAAGAGAACACTGATGGCCGTACTAGCCACTCGCTAGCTTTCCAGGCGCTCAACCCTCAGCAGAGAAAAATTGTACTTAAGCCAAACGTAGCTGCCGTCATCTCCCGTGACTCTGGCACTGCTCAGCAACCTGGTGTTGCAGAACACCTAGGGATAGAAGACACCCTAGTTAACGGCGAAAACCAAAACCCAGAAGAAGTGGCGGGTATCGTTCAAAAGGCTATCGTTAACTTCTGTAACTCTGCTGACAAGAAGATCGAGCCTAAGCACTTTGACATGGCTACTGAAGATCTTGGAAATCCGGATGTCGAGCACGAGTTCAACCCTAAACTTCTAGAATATGCAAATAAGTTCTGGGAAGACATCACTAGCGACCAGAAGCTTGGGTACTACGACAAGGACACTAAGAAGTTCGTAGGAAAGCGTCGTCTTCGCGTTACACAGGATCACTCTCTCAAGATGTGGTCACTAAGCGAGCCAGACCTATCCGAGTTGAAGGTGCGCGGTAAGCCAGTCAAGGTTGTGTTCTTTGACGAGGCTCAAGACACTAATCCTGCTGTAGCTTCAGTAATTAAGAACAACAAGGACAAGGTACAGCTAGCCTACGTTGGTGACCCTAACCAGGCTATCTATGGTTTCCGCGGTGCAGAAAACGCTATCGACGAAGCTAAAAAAGAAGTAGATGCAATTGTTGACCTAACCATGACTCGTCGTTTTGGCGATGGTCTAACTGGTCCTGGAAACGCATTCCTAAACCTACTTGGATCTCGCCGTCGTGTTAAAGGTGTTGGTACTGGCGGAGAAGTTCTTCCTGAAAGCGAACTACCAACCGGACCTGATCGCGCACACCTAGTTCGAACCAACAGCGGTGGTGTTGAATCTATCCTGAGCTACCTAGAGTCAGGTAAAAATGTTGGCGTACTTAGTGTCTACTATGAAGACGTAAAGAACGCTGTCTATAATCTAAAGTGGCTTAACTCGGCATTCGAAACCGTTGACGAGAACGGTAAAAAGGTGAAGCGATCTGCATCACCTAAGGACCCTCAGGGTAACGTATCGTGGAGCGATGACTTTTATGGCATGCGTAACATGGCTGACTTCTACAAAAAAGCTCGAAAAGACTCCAGCTCTAAGGCAGCAAAATGGGTAAAGCTTCTAGACAAGATTGATGCAAGCGAAGACAACCTTACTGAAAAACTAGAGCAGATGCTAGAGCAGGTAGTCATCGATAAGACTGACCAGCCTGCTTATGGAGGAGAATTCTCGGGTGAGGCAGGCACTGACGGTATTCTGTGGTCAAGCAAGTCTGGAAAAAATCTAGAATACAGTATTGATGAAGACGGAGTTCTTAAGATTGGCGGAAGCGCCACTTTCGAGTCAATCAACGGTAAGCAGATTAAGGATTACATCAAAGAACGAGGATTTAAGTTCTTTGGAGAACGTAACGGCCATGACAACACATGGAGACTACCTCTAATCGACGAACAGGTGCGACAAGAAGTAGCCACTGAGTTACTATCTCACTTCCCTGTAGAGGCAGAGAGCAGCAACAAGATTCCTGACGTTGTAATCAGTACCGCGCACCGCTCTAAGGGTCTTGAATGGAATTACGTTTCTATTGGTGATGACTTCTTCGAGCCGAAGGTAGACCTAGCAACTGGTAAAGTGACTCTTCCAGGCAAGGACGAGCTAAAGCTTAACTATGTAGCTCTAACCCGTGCACGCAAAGCACTCTCAGTTGGATCCCTCGAATGGGGTATGGAGTACCAGGGTCGTGATGGACTATCTAAGGCCAATGACCTACTAAGCCGTCCATCAGGCTTTGGCGCTGAGGCATGGGACTACCACGAGAAGCAGTCTGCATCTCCATCTACTCCTGCTTCTAGCGATCAGATCATGAATGATCTTAATGATCTTGACTATGACAACATTATGTTCTTCGATGAAGACTCTGAAGCACCTGCTAATGAAGCAGTTTCAGAAGTTGGCGCTCCTCCAAGTTTCCTAGACGGCTGGGCTCAGACTCAGGGTGGCGACTACAGCAAGAACGTAGACGGTTTCCGTTGGAGCATTAAAGAGAATAAAGATGGAACAGCAACTGTTCGTCCTCGCACCGACCCTTCTCTAGGCACAACCAAGTACGCAAGCATGGAGGAAGCAATCAAGGCTTTCCCTAAGCTAAGCAAAAAAGGTTCAGAGTCTAACCGTAAGAAGTTGAAAAACACTGTTGCTCCATTTGACGAGTCTGGAGAGATTCGAAAGGCGATCGACGAAGGTAAGTCAGCCGATGAGATCAACGATTTGATCCAAAAATCAGATGCTTGGATTCAAGCAATCGATGACGGTAAGGCAAATTTCTTGTCCCTACGTGCTGGACTAGAGCGCGTTGCTAATGGCAATGTAAAAATTAACAACCCTAAGACTAAGAAACCTAAGGATGTTTCGAAGAAGAAGATTACTCCGACTCCTCCGACACCAGTAGACACTTCTTCATTCTATGATGACAACCCTGATCGACAAGATAACGGGGATGACGTTGGTCGAATTTCTATCAGCGAAAAGCTTTGGAAGAAGCTACGCGGCGCTACTAAGTCAGATGATATTAAGCGTGCTGCTCTAGCAGTCAACCCTGACGCAAAGATTAAGCCAGACGGCTCTATCGTTATGTACCGAGGCACTCACCTAGAAGAGGTCGGTCCTGCAGCAGGTAAGTCTCGTACGCTAGAGCTAAGCTTCAAGGATAATGGCGATTCATCATTCACTACTATCATCAACGTAACTGACCCAGAAACTGGTGTCTCTCAGGAGTACTGGCACTACATGCCTAAGCACTCTTTTGCTGCAATGATGGGCGACGAGAATACAGAAAGCGCCGGAATTCAGCGTCTACTGGACAACTGGTTCTTCCGCGATATCCCGAACAACCCTTACCACAAGAACCCTGCTAGAAACGCTCAGTTGATCGAGCGCTTCGGCGGTATCGAAGGCTCTATCGCTAAGTTCCGTTCTGGCGACTTTATGAAGATTCTCTCTAACAAGAAAGCCGATGACCGTTCGTTCAAGCTTCGTACTCCACTAGAGCACGCTATGTTTGCACTAGGCGGACGCGACACTCGTTTGAACAATAGCCTCAAGAACTGGTGGACTGTTGGTCGTAAGGAGCGCGGCTCGATTTTCGAGGCACTGGATGGAAATGACAATGCCTACGCAGCAGCGTTGTTCCGTACATACCTAAACTCTATCCCAGACACCAAGGAAGCTCGCGCAACTGTAGAGCGTTACCTAACTAGTGCTATCTCCCAGAAGTTCCCTAAGGTCCGTGGCTCGCAGATCAAGAGCATGCTCTCGAACGCGATGAGCCAGGTTAAGTCAGAACTCCCTGAGGCTGGACTACCTATCCGCGCCCACATGACTCGCGACGGTGTCCACATTAAGGGTGGCGACGTAGTTCAGTGGACAGATAACGTTGAAGGCACTGTAGTTGGTCAGGTTTCATTCCTACAGCGTGTAGAGAACCCAGATGATGGTAAGTATTCGTACTCTGACTTCGCTGTGGTTACTTTCGCTGACGGACACACCGAGCGCCTGAACACTAAGAACATGACTCTTGCTGCCTCTGCTGAAGATGTAGCTAATGACCCTAACATGCTTGATGACCTTCTAACTGATTACTCCGGCTGGGTCCGTAGAGATGATCTGAAGATACAGCGTGCCGAAGAGGCTGGCTTCCGTTTTGACCCGGTAAGCGGAAACTTCTACGATGCAGACAACAACATTGTTGACACTCTAGGTAAGTTTGACGACAGCAATGATGTCTACTCTGGTGAAGAGGACAATAACGAAGCTGAAGAAGAGACAGTTGTCTCTACTAAGTCAGTAAATGATCTTGAAGCAGGTAACGTACTGGTCGATCCTGACACTGACGAGGAAATTGGTACTGTTGCTAATATCAAGACTGGAAAGCTACCGGACGGTCGCGAAGTTACCGTAGTCTTCATGGAAGATGGCTCTAACAAGAAGTACTTGTCTGGCCAAGAAGTCTCTGTCCAGTCAACTGCTCCTGTCTCTAAGCCAGCTCTAGCAGGTCCAACTAAGCCTGTAAAAACTCCTAAGGGAGATGCTGCCAACGAGGCCGCGTCACTAGAGATAGGAACTCCTGCAGGAGAGAGCCCTAAGAAAACTCTCTCTAAGAATGACTCTGCTGACGATAGCGTAAAGACTCCTATTAAGGGTGACTCCGAGCGCAAGGCAGTAAAGCCTACTCAAGAAGCTACCGATGCTAAGAACAAGTTGGTTGCAGCAGGAGCCAAGGCCTGGGAAGCGACTCAGCCTAAGGTTGTTGAAAAGCTTCGTGCTGCTGGATACGATGTTTCTTCTGGAGACTATAACGACATCCTAAAGCAGGATGCTGCTAGCTACTCTAAGGCTGGTAAGGCTAAGGATAAGGCTCAGCTTGCTCTCGACAAGTACGAGGAGAAGTTCGGTAAGGACACCACTGCTAAGCACCAGCAGCTAGAAGAAGCTGCAACTGCTGCCGCGATCGAGTTTGAGAAAGTCCAAGCTAGATCAAAGAAGATCAACGGTGAGATTAAGATCGCTGAGCGAGAGGCCACTAAGGAAGTTCTTGAGGAGCTAGGCGTTAAGTTCAACAATGTTTCTATTGATGAATTCAAAAACCG